GGAAATTGCAGATGACAACAATATGCGTCGACTTCTGTTTGAAAGTGTGATGCATTCAACATCGATATGCCAAGATACTATTCACCGAATAGAACACGGAAACAAATCAGGACAAATAGCAACAACGAATTCAAACAACTACGTCAACTATGCATGGTTGTGTCACATGTGGCTGGAATTGTCACCTCCGGAGCTACGTGATCTCCATCATTTTGATGAGTTGTGTTCAGCAACAGTATATGGCGATGATGTTATCATGAGCATCAGTGGATATGCATGGCATTTCTACAACGGACCAGCAATCATGAACAAAATGAAAGAAGTGTGGAATGTTGATATGACATCGACATCAAAGGACGGAGTGAGCGCAATGTACAAGCCGCTTGAGGAACTTACGTTTCTAAAGCGTGGGTTTTTCTTTGACGAACAACTGGACATGTGGATTGCGCGATTCAGTTGGCCAGATCTGGAGGAGATGGTGAACTGGATTAGGAAGAGCGATGATCCATTGGAACAAACTATCATGAACTGCATTGATTCACTCACGCTAGCGGTTTCACACGGCGAAGAGAAATTTAATGCATGGCGAGCAAAGCTGATGAATGCCTTACGACAAATTCGGTGTGACACAGTCTTGCCCAATTACACTTCATGCTATCTGAAGTGGTACATCAAACACAAGCCATATGAGAATCGGAATGCTATCAACCGATTTGCAGAACGTGATGGCATTAGAAACCAAATGCGAATTTGGAACGCAGAACCGGCACAAGAACGATTCGAACATGGTGAGGCAACTGAAACGCCCGAACGACAATGGAAGCTTCGAGGAAGTCTGTCTCTAATCGTGGAGAATGGCGAGGTAACATCTCAGCTTGAACCATCATATTGGGAACATCGACGACGATGGGGTGTGACGGAAGGCGAGACGGCGGAATATCATGAGCGGATGATGGACTTTGCCGCACACCGAGATGACAAGATGGACTTCGGATTCCAAGAAAAATTCCGCTTGCCATCAGGCGGACGCAATAATGTCGTCAAAGGAAACGCATACCTGCAGCAATGCTATTGTGCGGATATGATGGCAAATATTGCGAATGAGGAAACACACATGCGCGAACTATTGGAAATGTTTGCTCCAGAGGAAAAACCAGAATTTGACTTCTACGAACGCGCCAACAACGAGCCTCACCCGCATCAACACGATCGACCAGCGGACCGCGACTGGAGGTGGGCAATGTATGTTGGGCCAAAGACATGGAAGTTTTTGTGTTCACACGCTCGCTTTCATGACGCTGACTTTCTCACTGGTGTTGAACTCAATCCGGGACCAACCATGGATCAACAGTGGCACGTGCTCCACTTAGCAAACGCACGTATATCATGTCCGTGTACATTTTGCAGTGCACAAATTCTCGCGTTGTTGGAGAAGCTCTACGAGTTTCGCCATCAGGACAACGAGATTTGGATGCTGAATTATGGACTATACATGAGAACTATGGCAGACAAGATGCGCCATAGATTCGAACACGAAGTTTGTGCAGTTAAGGGCTGCATGAGC